CGCTTGACGTTCCTCCAAAGAAAAAGCTGTATGCAGTGCTTGGAAAATAATTTGATACTGGCTTATCTCTAGATTTGAAAAATCTATTTAATTTTGGTATTTGCATTTGGCCACCTCCTGAAAATAGGCATAAAAAAAGCACCTCTTCTTGAGATGCTTGAATGAAACATCACAATTAAAAAGAATTTTTATTAGCCTGTGTTACATTTCATAATCAAAATCGTTTTTTTCATAATATTCATAATATTCATCAATTTTGTCTCTAATATATCCTGCGTATTCTTTATCTTTTGAATATTCTTCTTCATCCAATTCTTTTAAGTAAGATATATTACCATCATCTGCATCAATTTCAAAGTCTGGATAATACATATAAGGGTATCTATAAAAATCATCCATCTCTTCTAATGGCATCATAAAATCATATGTATTTGTATCACCATAGAGATCATTATCTCTAAAACGTTCGATTGAATTATAGTATTTTACAATACCAACAGCTTCCAATTCAAATTCTTCTATATAACGGTCATCTAAATCAGAATCATCTTCAAAAAATAATTCTTCAATTGAAACTTCCTTTTTCCTATTTTTTAATAGTTCTTCCTTGTGTCTTAGTTCAACTTGTTTTATTTGTTCTGATATTTTCTTTTGTCGTTTTAATTCAGCTTGTCTTATTTGTTCTACTAGCTCTGTTTGTCTTCTTAATATAGATTGTCTTGCTATTTCTGCTTGTTGCTTTAATTCAGCTTGTCTTGTTTTTTCTGCTTGTTGCCTTAATTCGGCTTGTCTTGCTTTTTCTTTTAGAGCTTCCTGTTCATTTAATTCTTTTTGTTGCTTTAAATCTGAATGTATCTTTTGTTGCTCTTGTAATTTGCTGTGTTTTTTTATTTCTTCTATTTCTTTTGCAAATTTTATGTTGAATTCTTCCAATAACTGTTTCTCATATAATTCTGCTCGTTTTCTTTTTTCTTGTTTTTGTTGTTCCCGTAATTCTCTTTGTTTTTCTAACTCTTTTTTTTCTAACTCTTTTTTTTCTTTTTCTGCTAACTCTTTTTTTCTTTCCTCATCTTTTTGTTTTGCTAATTCATTCTGTTTTAATATATCTTCATGTTTTTTTTGTTCATCTGCTTGTTGTCGCTTTTTTTCAGATTCTCTTTGAGAGTCAAATACAAGTTCACTCATTGAATGTGCTTTTGAATTATTCTTATGTTGTAGAGCTTCCATTTTTTTTTCATATACTATGTATATAGATATCCATTCTTTTTTTTCTTTACTGGTTTTTAGATTTAATTTAGCTACCTTTTCTTCTATTCTTTTTATCCTATCGGAAGGTAATGTAAAATTATGCATTTGATCATTTATTAACTCAATAATGCTTTTATCTTCAGTTATTTCTTCTGTTTCATTATTTAGTATATTTTCATTCTTATTTATAACAAGTAAACACTCTTCTGGCTCAATATGACTTGTACTATTTTCATTATTGTCTGTTCTATTTAAACTATATGTTTCCACTATTATTTCATCGTTGTTCTCTTGTATTTGAAAATTATTGTTAAAGTTATTATGCATATTATCATTGATATTTGAATTTTTTGATAACATTTCTTCCACAACAATATTATTTATTATTTCATCTTGTCCTTCTAATTCTACTTTTTGATCAATATTTTTGTTTTTTTTCAAGCCCTTAAATAGAAAATTGAAAATACCCATAGTGTCCCCCAATAATAATTTTCTTTATAAATATTCTCAATTTATTATATAACTTTTTACAATATTTTACAATATTAGTATTCCTCTTTCATCATAAACACTTCCACTATTTCCTTTATTCCTTATTGCTCTATCAAGTGCCATAATCAAAGCCACTGCTCCGTCTATCTTCTCAGTACTCTTTTCCTTGTCAGGTTTAATATTTCCTGCTGGGTCAGTCCTAACAAATATATTATCCATACACCAACGGAGAACCGGATGCCCGCTGTGAGCAATCTTTTCTTCTATTGTTAGCTTCATCAACTCTTTTGTAGGTGGTGACATATCCTTAAAACCTTGGCCGAATGGCACAACTGTAAATCCTAATCCTTCAAGATTCTGCGTCATTTGAACAGCACCCCATCGGTCAAAGGCAATTTCCTTAATGTTATATCTCGTTCCTAACTCTTCAATAAAGCTCTCTATAAATCCATAATGCACTACATTACCCTCTGTTGTTTTTATGTAACCTTGCTTTTCCCAAACATCATAAGGAACATGGTCTCTTCTTACTCTTAAATTTATTGTATCTTCTGGTATCCAGAAGTAAGGCAATAATTGATATTTATCATCTTCATCTATCGGAGGAAAAACCAAAACAAAAGCTGTCAAGTCTGTGGTGCTTGATAGGTCAAGCCCTCCGTAGCACTCCCTTCCAGTTAACTTTTCTGGATTCACATCAAAGCTACATTTATCCCACACATGCATTGGCATCCAGCGGACTGATTGCTTGATCCATTGACACAAAAAGAATTGTCTGAATTGAGCTTCTTCAGCTGGATTTTCCTTAGCACTTTCACAGGCTAAATAAAGCTTTTCTTCATCAACTGTAATTCCTAGGGATGGATTAACACTTTTCCAAACTTCAGGATCAGTCCAATCAGCATCATCTGAAGCGCTATAAACAACCGGATAAAATGTAGAGTCAATCTTTCTTCCTTCTAAAATATCGACAGCTTTGCTGTGCACTTCATAACAAATACTGTTTCTATCTGTTCCAGCTGTAGTTATAACAAAGTTTAGAGGCTGTTTTCTTGCAGCTCCTGCTCCTTTTGTCATTACATCGTAAAGCTTTCTGTTGGGTTGCCCTAATAATTCATCAAAAATACACGCATGGACATTATATCCATATTTTGATGCAACTTCTGAGGAAAGAACTTGATATATACTGCTTGTTGGCAAATATACAATTCTTTTTTGCGATTCTATCAGCTTAACCCTTTTGAATAAAGCAGGGCATTGTTTTATCATATCAACAGCAACTGAAAAAACAATGCTTGCTTGTTGCCTATCAGTAGCACATCCATAAACCTCCGCTCCAATCTCACCATCAGCACAGAGCATATATAAAGCAACAGCTGCGGCAAGTTCCGATTTTCCCACTTTCTTTGGTATTTCCGTAAAAACAGTATTGAATTGACGATACCCGTTTTCTTTTATAATTCCAAAGACATTTCTTATTATCTCTTCTTGCCAATTTATGAGCTCAAATTTTTTGCCTGCCCATATTCCCTTTGTATGTTTTAAATTTTCTATAAAAGCTACTGCATGGTCTGCTCTTTGTTTATCGTAGTATGAATTTGGTAGTATAAATTTCGATGGTTTGAAGTTATGTAGTTTATGTTTCTTATCCAAATTATTTTCCCACTTTCAAAATTATATTTCCGCAAAGTTTATTTTTGCAAACTCACCTCTATATAATAAAGCCGCCTTATCATATGCAAAGGCAGCTTCAATTTTGCTATCAAAACATCCAAGATGCTTGCTCCTTCCATCAATCTTGATGCTTGCAATATATTTTTCATATTTTTTCATTTTAATTACACCTTTATATCCGGTTTTATTGGTTTTTGGTTTCTTCATATTCCACATGTTTTCCTGATGAGAGCATTCTCTCAGATTAATTTTTCTATTGTCATAAGTGATTCCATTTATATGGTCTATATCCATTCCTGTATTTGCTTTCATTATCAACCTGTGCATTTTTACATTTTTGCCTTTTAGGTTGGTAACAACATACCCGTAATTATTAACATGCCATTGATATTTCATAACTAAATCCAAATCATCTAAATCAATTATAAAGTCACAGCTATTTACTACCGAACCATAAACAATATCACCATCTATTCTATATTCATTGGTTGAAGGGCATTTAGTACAACTTGAATAGTTCCCTTTAACAAGTGCATACCCTTTTACAATTATCTCTCCTCCACAATCACATGAGCATAGCCATAAAACTTCTCCTTTCTGGCTTCGTCCGCATTCCTCTTTGACAGTTAATTTTCCGAATTTACTACCTATAAGTATCACGATTTTCTTACTCATCACTAGCACCCCTAATATCATAAAATGTGTAAATAAAAGGCAATTTTTTAACTTGCCTTGTCGTACACTACTTAGCACCGCCTTTGTAAAGCAATAATTCCATTTCATCTGTTACATCAGTTTCACTGTCTGCCACTATCCTACTTCTTGAAGAAGGAGTTAAGCCAAACTGCTCGCAGAACCTGTTCATTATTTTCAAGTAAGTTTGAGCAATAGAAACCTGTGGAACCTGTTGCCAGTACCCTGAAGGAGTCTTAACTATTGTTCCGTGTTTTGTTATAAACTCCTCCGCTTCCTTCCATCTTGCATAAGCCTGGCAATATCCTGCAAATGCGGCCATGTCTATTTCAGTGAGTATCCCAAGCTGCTCCATTTGCTTAGAAAGTCTCTTCCACTCTTTTTTGGCTTCATCTTCAAGCCACGGGGGACACCTAGGCGCTTTCTTTTGTGGCTTTGGCTCATTAGCATTGAGCGGTCTTTTGCCCGGGTTTCCCTCCAAGACCTTAATAGCTGTTGGTATCGGTTTTCTTCCTCTTTCAGCCATGGTGTCACCTCCTTTATATATTGAACATAAAAAGAAGAACTCCCTATTTAAGAAGTCCCTCTATTTATGATTGTTTTCTAAGTTTTAGCCTTCAATTCCTTTATAATTGTAGTTGCCTTTTCTTACTTCTTCACGCTCTGCGTCCGCTGCATCCTTGTAGTCTGCTCTTTGCATTTCTTGCTTCTTGCATTCCATGCAAATGCACTGAGTATTGAACATTGACATTGTCCTTCCTTCCTTTAAGCTCTTGGCGCACCTGTCGCAGTTTTCCTGAGTAAAAAACCTATCCATTTTCATTCTCTCCAGACTTATTATTGAATATCTCATGTAATTTTTCATTAATTTCTTCTAAAATTTCACTCATTGCTTTTCTTAAGACGCTAATATCAAGCTCATTTTCCATGTATCCCTGCCATATCGAATCTAGATAATTTGTTGAAGGCAGTGCCGGACTATCAACATATTCTTCTGTCATAACATACACAAAAGCTTTTATTTTCTCACCATTTGAATTAATAATCTCAACATCCTTTTTCACATACAGTCTTGGATAACCTTCATAAATATCCAGTGACTTTTCACATCTGCCTGTAATTTCCCATAAAACAATCGGTACAGTTCTTCCTTCTATCTTCTCAATGTTTGCTACACCTCGACCGCTTCCCCTGAAAGTCAATCTATATCCTTCTATTGTTCCAGTTCCCAAAAGCTTAGCTTTAGGACATCTCATTTTCATCTGCTGAATATTCATATTGCTGCCATATGCTGCATAAATTTTCATTGTTCTAATGTCCCCCTTTCATTTGGCGGTTTTCTGAATGCACCGTTACCTTCAAGGTTCTCAAGAAGAGCCTTCCTGACGTCTTTGTAGCCCTTACCTTTCATCCCAAGCCTTATTAACCATGTCCTTAATGCAAACTTCGGATTATCGTCCTGTGTCGCTTTGTAAGAAGTGCGTTTTTGTTCCTTTGCGAATTCATTGATACGAGCTGCAAGTACTGCAAAAGCAGATATCTTCTCATACTCTAACTTGCTTTTTGGGATATTGTAAGAATATGTGCTTTTCTCAAAGTCAAAAGTTATACCCTTACATCTTTCTTTTCCCAGTTCCTCAACAGCTGTCCTAAACTCATCCAAAGTATCCGTAGCTTTAAGGCTCAAATCTTCTGCAAATGTTTCATCCATTAGATTGTCTTCAATGCAAAGAGACTTTATAATTAAATTCTGCTTGCTTGAAAGCATGTTAACAATATTCTTAAGTGTCGCACCTGAATGTCCATCCATTGGCAGGCTTATCTCCAAATTCTCAATGTCTTGTTCTTCTGTTGGCAGCCCGCCTATAATCTCATCCAATAATACTTCCGTTCCATCTTGTGTTGTAATTATCCCATGCCTGTCAATTTTGTAAATTTCATCTGATACTTCTACCTCATAAGCAAATGTCGGTGCTCCCAAATATCGTGCTTGAGTACCAAAGTATTCGCTTAAGCTGTTTACTACTTTCTTTCTATCCACATTTTCACCTCCTGTGGTTTTGTTACGTACATACATCACTCTAAATGAAGAAAATAGCAAGTTATATTTTATAATAATGTTCAAAGAGCGGTTGCCCGCCCTTATGCTTGAAGGAAGCCGCTTTAGCTATGCGGCTGTTCGAAACCTCCATGCGGCTGAGCCTTCAAGGTGTTTGCAAAGGTGTTCTCGGCAGTTTTTGTAGTCGTCACCGATAAGTCCTATTCGGTTAAGCCATGTTCTCATTGCGAATTTTGGGTTGTCGGTCTGCGGTTTCTTGGAGCTTGCACTTTTTTGTGTGAGTGCCTGGTGGTTCATTGCCAGTGCAAGTACTATGTATGACCTTATTACCCCTGCGTGAAGCGTTCCGTTGAAACCCCTTAACTCTACTGTTCCAACTCCGCTGAAGAAGCTGTGAAGGTTTAGAAAATGGTATCTGCTATTGTGGTAATGCTGCCTTCTAACCTGCCTGTATCCTTCGTACCAAATTTCTTCTACTTGGCTGAATGTTGTAGGTTTTTTCCTGTTCATCCTTTCCACCAAATCCTCGTCCATCTTCTTGCAGTAGCTCTTTCTGAATTCTTCAACTTGAAGGCTGTCGTAAAGCAGGTCGTTTCTTGAGTAGATTATGTTTACGAAGTTTCTCAATGACCTTGGTGTATGGTCTGCTCCGTTAAGGTGTATATGTATGCCGGTTCTGTTTTGGCTTTCCGAAAAGGCTCCTGCTTTTCTAAGTTTCCTGACTATCTCCTGAACTGTCGTTATGTCTTCTTCGTAGGTTAGTATCGGGCTTACCAATTCTACTTTGTAGGTATCCGGTGCATTTACTTTTTCATCGTTCATTTTCTTTTGCGCAACTATGCTCGAGTCGTAAACCACTTTCCAAATCCTGCCGTCTTGTGCTGTTATTTCGTGCGTATCGTATCTGTCGGCTAAAACTTCAATCCTGCCGTCAAGGTAGTTTGCAACAACCTTTGAAGCCTTTGTTCTTGTAATGCCTGTCATCTCAATTTCAATTCCGAAGTTGCCCTTTAATAATTCTGTGCTTGCCATTTTCTTTTCCCCTTTCCTTTTAGTGTGTTTCTTTTGTTATGTACATATATCACTCTAAAAGGGATAAATAGCAAGTTATATTTTCAAAAATACACATCCATTTTATTGAAATTTGAACATTCTTCTTGATGTTTTTGTAATATAAATAAACAAAAAAGCACTCTTACGAGTGCCTAAATATATTTAATAATTTTAATCCGGTAAATTATCAATTGCGTATTGTGCTTGTGCTTCTGTAAATTGCTCTCCATATTCAGATGTCAGCTGGTCGAAAAGTTGTTCATCTGACATCGGCATAATTTCTTGATAATTTTTAGCTGCTTCTAAAGCTTCTTGATAATAATCAACCTTTACATTTT